GTTGTTACTTTTTTGAAAGCTTTATTTATTTCTTCTATACCCTCATGTAATTCATGATATAACTCTTTTGTTTCTTTAGATAGATTTGCAAATTTACCAGCTTCTTTTTGTGATTCATTGATTAAACTAATTTGAGTTAACAAATTTTTAATTAATAATTTATCTATCTCCGATTGTTCTTCACCTTTTGCTTCCGTTAATGCTAATTGTGATTTTAAATCCGCTAACGAATTATTAATTACTTGATTTTTTTCGGCAATAGCCGCTTTATCTTTATTAGTTAATTCTGCTAATTCCGCTACCGATGTAATTGCATTTGATGCTGCTATTCCTGCATTTTTAAATGCTTCTTTATTTTTAGCGGATGCCTGTCCTATACTTTGTGCAAAATCAGTTCCATACCCTACTGCATCTTTAAGTGTATCTTTTAAGTCATGTTGTATATCATTCAAATTCGCAATGCTACGTTCTGCATCAGCATAATTTGTTATTTGTTCTTTTATTGCTGTGTTTTCTGCATTAACTAATTCAACAATTTTTTTAAGTTGTTTAGTTTTTTCATTTAACTTTTTTTGTACAGCCTTTTCATCTACAACTATATTTTTTATTATAGCCTCCTGACCGACAAGAAGTTTTTTTTCAGCTTCTCTTAATTCTAAGATATCACTAATTAATTCTTTACGTTTGGATTCTAACCCCGTATCAACTTGTGTATTTTGTGAGGCTTTAGCCATTTATTAACCGTGATATTTTTTCATGTATTTATCAAACTCACTCCAATCATCTTTCATTTTTTCCATTTTCTTAGCTACTTCAGGATGAACACCCGCTTTTTCAGCTGCTTTGATGTATCTATCTGCTACACCCTTTTGTAATGATTTGAAAAAATTATCAACTATACTAGTAAGTAAACCTTCGGAAAGTTGTTTTTTATTATTTGCCATATCTTTGCATGATTTTATATAAATATCATAAAAAACAAAAAAGTTAGGAGTTTATTTTCTCCTAACTTTACTATTTGCTTTTTGTATTTGTTCGTTTTCTTTCTTTTTAATTTCCAATATTTGATTGAGATACATTCTTCTAATGTGATTGGGTAAATTATACACATCACCAAACGTAAATCCACCACCACCATGAAATACGATAAAGAAAATCTCATCGTATATCTGTTTTTTGTAATTAGGCGGTAGGGTAAAAAAAGTCAATCCCAAATGGGATATCTAGCGCCTCCGTTTCGCCCGTAATTTCTGATGTAAAACTAAATTTCATATCTAAATCCGGTGATATACTTCTTACATATGCTCTAAATGCTTTTACATCTTTAGCTATAAATTGATTGATAACCCAATTGTTAACAAAACTTCTATCTGAATTGCCATTAACTGCTACAATCATATACTTTAATCTTGTTGTTACTTCACTACTATTAACTTTTCCTTTACTCAATCTTTCCATTGCTTTAATATCATTGTTAATATCTTTCTCATCTTTGTGAGTTAAGAATTTAAATGTAAGCTTTGTTCCAGATGGTAATGTGAAATCATATCTATTGTTTGGTGATAGTAAACTATAATCTACATCTTTAGTTTGAACTGCGGTTAAATCAATTGTTACCTTTTGTCTTTCACCACTAAAAGGGTCTGTGATTTCTACATCATATTCAGGACCATATCCTAATACTCTTGCTGCTAAGTAAACTGCATTCTTATCACCCACCACTAAATCATCCGAATTAACACCATGTTGAACGATGATTGATTCTAATAACTTATCTAATACTAATCCTTTGTTAATTAAGTTTGTATCAGCTAAAATATCTTCTTCTTTTGCTGTAAGGTATTTAATTTCTAATGTACCTTTACTTAATGGATTTGTAGAATCATATACTTTACCTTCTGATGGTAATGATATGATTTGTGTTGGAAACTCAAATGTTGCCGTTGTTGTTTGTTGCGGTTGAGTTGGTGCCGCTCCTCTTTGTATTTGTACGTTTTCTTCCATAATAACTTTTTGTTTGTTTTATATAACTATTTGTTTTTTATTTTTTTGATTTTAAATCATCATCTGTTTGTGTAGTTGTATAACTCCATGCAGAACCACTTGGGTATCCATAAGCAGTTGATGTTGTAAATTGTGGATTAGCAATTGTAATGTGACCCGTTGTACCAGGTGTTGTTGTAAATATAGTACCTCCTGTTCCATTTGGGGTTTGATAAAATCCCTGGTCATTAACTCTAAATGTATTATGGTCTACAATTACTCCACCCATAGGGATTGTATTGTCATCCACATGTGCTAATTGTTCTTTTAGTGTGTCCCATTGTTTTGGAGTAATGTTAAATTCATGTACTCCTTCCGTAAATCCTTTTAACCAAAGTATAAATTCTTTTGATGTCATAACATATATATTTGTATATATAAATATAACGAAAATAAAAAAGGGAAACAAATATTGTCTCCCTTTTCTTTTTATATCTTTCTTTAGATTAGAATTCTAAGATTGCGTAATCGTAAGTGATTGTTAATGTAATCATAACTGGTTCATTTGAACTCCAGTCTACATCACCAAATTCTGCTGAACTAATGAATGCACCAACTAATTTCCATTGTTCTACTTTATCACCCACAGGTCCTAGCATATAGAAATCGATATTCTTTTTATAGAAATCAGCATACCCGTCTCTACCAGTGATAGATTCGTGTCCACTTCTAATCCATTCCATTACTGATTGTGCACCACTTGGTACAATTGGGTCATATAGAGTGATAGTGATATCAGTCCAATTAGATTTTCCTTTAATTTTTCTCTTTAAGTTGATATGATCTAATTCTACTACTTCACTTTCAATTTTAGGTCTGTTTGCAGTTTTAATCATGAAAGATGGAATACCATCAATTTCCATTATAAAACGATTCGCTAACTTTGGTTCAAAGTTGGTATAAAATATCTTATCAAATGATAGTACGTCAGCCATTGTTTATTCTCCTTTACTTATTATAAGTATTTCTTTTTTTAATTATGCGTTAAAACTTGCCCCAGTTGGTAAGATGTTGAAATCAATTTGAATGAATTCAGCTGTCTTAGTTGGTTGTAAAAATATAGCACCTTTCATAATGTTTCTATCAATTACATCTGGAGTATTATTAGTATCATCCATTACAACTTTGAAAGCGTATAAACCTTGCTTCTGTTGGATTCCCTCTAAGTAAGGGTTAACAGCGTTTAAGAATTTATTTCTTGTATCAGTTGTATTTTGTTCGAATACTAAGTATCTACTTGTTGAAGCAATGTATTTCTTAACTGTGATTAACAATCTTCTTACATTGATTCTATCTAAAGCTGAAGGCTTAGCTTGCAAAGTTTTTTGTCCGTAAGCACTAATACCTTGTCCAGGAAATTGTGCAATTGGATTTACTCTACCTTCGTATAGTTCATCTCTTTCTGCGTGAGTCAATCTATTAGTTACCGCTACTGCACCCATTAAACCACCTCTATTCAAACCTGCTGGTGCGAACCACTCTGCTGCTAATCTATCGTTGTTAGCGTAAACAGCTGGCATAATTACTGAAGGTGGAACTGCGATTAATTTATTTGTGTTAACATCAATTGTCTTAACCCAAGGATAATAAACGCCCGCATAGTTTGTATCTAATGATGCTACTGCTGATACTGTTGCATCAATCATAGCATCTTGTCCAGCTGCATCCATAATATAGAAAGCATCTGCTCTATTTTCACATAAATCAATACCCAATTGAGCTACTGAAGGATGTTGTGCGAAAGTTACACCAGGTATTACTAATAAATTAATATCCCACTCATCTACATTTGATAATGCATCTAAACATTTTTTGTATGCTGCAGAACCACTTGTAGTTGAAACTGATAAATCAAATCCTTGTGAGTTAGTACCAGTAATAAGTGTTCCTTTATTAGAAGGAATTGTTGGATTTAAACCATCAAAACCACCTTGGAATGCAATTGTGAATTGTCTTCTTGCAACTTCAATTGCATTTGCATTTAAACTCAATGATAAACCACCTTGGTTATCTAAACCAAATGCTACGTTAGAACCAATAGTTGCTCCATTAGGAATTGGTTTCAAGTATATTTTGTTATCATCGTTTAATAAGTTGATACCTGCAATTACGGAAGTTGAACCAGTGTTATACGTTACTGCTGGAATTACTGCATCTAAATTTCCTGCATTTACAGGTAAAGTATATGCACCATGTCCAAATGGAACTGCTACGATTGGATTTGCATCACTCGCTGCTGCCATTTCAACTCTAATGTATTTAGATTTATTACCCCAATCACCTGTAATAGTTAATTTACCACCATTATTAATTGTAGTATTACCATCTCCAATTACTCTTGCGATATAATTAGTTGCATTTGGATCTAAAGTTACATTATTATATTGTTCTAAAATCGTTTGTCTTCTATCTGTATCGTTATATGCTCTAACAAAAACTGAGAATGTACCATAATCAGATCCATTGATATCACCTGCTGCTTTAACGTTACCAATTGTAACTTTAAATCTAGTGTTTTCAACATTACCATCTGCTAATGTATAAAATTGGAATAAATCATATCTGCTACCACCAATTAATTGCGATTGAATCATTGGAGTTACTGCACCCTGTGCACCACCACTAAATACTTGATCATCTAATATATCTAACTGCACATCAGTTGAAGCACTTAAATAGTTTTCAGCTGCGTTTGCAAAATATCCATACACATATGCTTCTTTAGTTCCTAATGGAGAAGTACCAAATACATCATCAATAGAAGTATTTGCTATTGCATCTAATGAAGCTGTAAATGATCCACTTAAAGTAGAACCACTTAGTATAAACATACCTGCATTATTTATTTCATTTTCAATTGAAAGATCATCTGTAAAACTTGTAGTTTGTGTATCAGTATTAAATAAAATACCCACAGATGCAGATGTACTTGTTGTAGT